CTGAGTCCATGCATGATCATCCACCTGATACTTAACGATCTTCATGATAATTCCTCTAATACCTGAATCCTTACCTGATCCCATAACTGAGTCCATGCATGATCATATACCTGATTATTTACCTGATCCCATAACCGATCATATACATGATGGTATACCTGATCCCTTACCTGTTCCTTAACGGTCTTCATGTCAATTCCTTCAACTTTTCAATGCTTGGTGGATCATGCTAATATATGCCCGTTTTTTAGCATGTCCTGCTAATATATACCCTTTTCTTAGCATATTATCAACTCTTTTATGGGACATATAGCGTTTTAAACCCCATTTAATTAATACCCTCATTTATTGATAAAAACGGCTTTATCATCCCCCATGTACCAGAATGCACATAATTTCTTAACGGTTCATAGCTCTACCGGATACCTGAAATATAGTGAATATAAGGGTCTTAATGAAATCTTCTGGAAGATATTGATCATGAAATAATATTACCTCTACTGTGAATGTTTATCATATAATTCGTCATATACCATATCATATATATCATTAGATAACCACCCATCTATGGGATAATATTCAAATGATCGTCCGGGACGTTCCTTAAGGATTTTTAATATCGGTTTCCATTCAAGAATTGATACTGGTTTCATTTAATATTTCTCCTTCAACCCTTGAGGATATTGCCCAAACTCCACGGCCATTCCAACTGATAGTTTCTTCAATTTGTAGTGCGACACTCTCTAACACAACTTGGTTCATTGGATATTTTCCAATTCGTACTGGAGTATCCCATGTTATCATTTTAGTAATGGCCATATATTTCATATTTTCGGGATATTGACAAACAGCAGTGTAGCCATTAGCCGCAAGTATGTCACTACGAACAGACTTTAGTACTCGCCATTTTCTAAATGGGCACACGCTGCCTCTAAAGAATGTGTAGATGTCCTTGAAAAACATAATTATCCCTTGCCAAACAAACTATTTTTTGTTGGACAACATTATACACGACTGTGGGATTTATGCAAGCAATATTATTCAGCAATATCAACATCACTGCAATCAATATCAGATAATCTGATAGGATCAGTGGGGCATGAGTAGTTTGTGCCATCATCGTGGCGAGAATAGCTATCAGCACCTGTAAATGAATGAATATCTCCCTCATTTCTGATATGCTGCTCACCAGTCACCTGCTTATTATAGGTGCCAGCCTTGATATCGAAGTCATCAGCCTCGATTTTTATGGTCCCAGCCTTGAGTGTGAGTGTTCCCGCTGTAATATTACACGCACCATCGACCGATACAAAATTACTGCCTAAAATTGCTGTGTAATTGTCACCAACAACATGTAACACACGTGAACCATCAGGACCAATCTCATAATAGGTGCCAGCCTTGTGATATTCGTGAATTCTCTCATTGTTAGGTGTGTCATCATACTCTTTGATATGACCAGAACGAGTTTGACGTACACTGTTGAAGGGATAAATCGCATTAAATGCGATAACCAACTGATCCCATGTACCCGATAACGCAATTGCAACACCGCGCTTTACATTATTGGATTTTTGCTCAGTCACACTATGCGAATATCCTGAATCATTTCGAGCAAGACGATTAATATCAGGCTCACCCGTTCTTTGAGGGTATACACCATCAGGGTCTTTGAAACCATTTCGGATCATGGTATCAGGTACATCATCAGAAGATGGAATACCCGCAAATGTACCCATAATTATCGGACGCTGGGCAGTATTACCATCAAGAAATATTCCAAGAACCCATGAGCCTTGAACAATACCTGTTGGTGACGTGCCTATATCTCCCATTGCAGCAGATGTAATTGGTTGCATGGGTGTAGCCCAAGGCAAATCAGATGTCTTGATACGCTCTGCATCAGATGTGTGGTGCCCAAACACACGAACACGAACACGACCAAGCTTAAGAGGATCGTTGTTGTCTTCCACAACACCAAAAAACATGTCTGAACTCTTATACATTTACCATCTCACTTGTAGGGTTAACCGCATAACCATTCTTCACACATGTCAGCTCTGTGATATATTCAACCTCACTATTTGTTTCAAAACTATGCTTAGCAGATATCACGAGAAATGATGGTTTGGTTCCAAATAGTCTGTTGTTTCTTCTGTTTGATCGATCAAACAATTCCTCAATCTGTGGAATATATATGTTGACAATATCACCCGCATGTATATTGGTGTTGCCCGGAATGCTTACCTTGATACGAAGAGTGTCAAGCATTGCAAAACTAGCCTTGCGTTTGTGCCATGTCTGCCATGCAATATCAGGATTGTTTACCCTGTTGTCATCAACATTAGAGAAATATGGTTGTGCATTATACTGACCTGAAGACCAAATCTCACCAAAACCAACAGACAGATTGGGACTATCGTTGTTGGTTTTGTATGGGGAGTTGTCTGAAATCATCTTGTACTTACCTAGAGTGCTGATATCTTTGTCGTCACTGTAATTGAATACTTTGAATGCGGCCTGTTTTGTAAGCAAATCTATGGTAATAGTCTCATTATACAACATTCCATTGCTGTAATCATCAATAACGTTGAAGGTCTTGTCTACACTATACTCATATATAGTTTGTAAAGGATTGATCTTGTCTTCCTCTTTAGTTTCAAGATTCTGTCTTCGATAATAGAAATTCTCCACTGGTTCCTCAGCCATCATGGACTCTATCGTGCGGAACCGGTAAATCTTGCGAAGGTCTTCATAGAATACAAAATTAGACACCTTAGAGTGTGCCTTCGATACCGACTGTGTTGCCAAATCCATGATAACACTAACAGGTGAGCTATCGCATGGTGTGAATGTTCCAGAGTTGACCGTAGGCTCTACCAGAATAGATTTCTTGATCTTATCGGGTTGTAGTAGATAATCGTAGAATACACGCTCCACCATGTCTGAGTATAGTAGATTGTGATATGCTGTGAGCACTTTAGTGTTAAGGTCCGTGAGTAACTCACGTGAACAGCAATGGAGCATGTAAGCTTCACCCGAAGTCACTGTGTCACTGTCCATCCGTCTTGGCGACACTTTATATACATGAAACATACCTTCAACCGTGTTGTATTCATTTCCGGGCGTCTTAAACTTGATGTACACTGCCTCTTCACCTATGATTGGGAAGCGTTCAACTAAACCGTTTGTGTCCATGATGAGGATGTCAAAATATAGCCCAGTGTTCTCAATACTCTCGATGATGGAGAAATCTGAAATGAAACCATCAAGCTGCACTGTCTTGTTATGTGATTTTGATAGCAGTTGCACTGCACTGATGGTTATGCCACCGGGAGTAGGATATGAGTTTGCTGGTGATTCATATGTGAAAGGCATTATTCAAACACGTTTTCTAATTCAGCCATGACAACACTCAAGAATCTCTTGTCAAGAAGTTTGATCTGTCTCTTGGCATCATTCAAGCCCAGCTCATAGTCGTATACACTAATAGCATCACGATCTGTTTCATTAAGTGAATTGTATGTCCCCTCATCCACAACCACAACCTTCTTTCGTATGATTGTCCCATCAAACAGAACAGACTGTTGGCGTATAACCTGCTCATAGTGATGTGTCTGTGAGTATGCTGCACTGTTACTACCATATTTCTTTGTGATCATGGTATTGAAGTTGTTATGGTTTAGTGGCCAATCGCGTAGAGGGTCAATGATGTTATTCACTAAGAAAATCAGCCAATCGAGTGTGGCATCTTCATAATATATCCACGAAACTGTGTCTGGCCTGTCACCGTCCTGAATGATGTAGTCATAATATACAGCAGCACGTTTCTTAAGTGCGTCACGAATCTTGAAACGCAAGGAGATATCTGTTACCAGTGTCTCCTTGCCATTTCTTTTGATATCGTACTTGACTTTTGGGAATGGATCGAAATAGTGCATTATCTGTTGTAGTCCTTAACAGTTTGTTTGGTCTGGATTGTGACTTCTTGGAATGTCATATCCAGCTCAACACTGAATGGTGCGGGTTGTTGTTCACCCAACCCACCATTTTCAGCACCAAAATAAAGAGGAACACCCTCTGCATGGTAGTTTACAGCAAATGATGTGAGTACAGATGGAGCAATACTGAACAAATACTTCGGATAATGGAAGTCAATCTGGAATTTATTTGGGTAATTGAAGTAGAAGTTACCAAACGATGACGAATAGTCTGGTAGCATGTAGTATTTCATGATAGCAATGATCTTGCGTAGTCTTTCGGACTCTGCCTTGTTCTTTGCAATGAATTTATACTGGAACTGGTGTGATCTAAGCCCCACATTCTGAAAAAGTACTGCCGTGTGTGGGTTTGGTGCGATATTAAGAGCACCAAGGAAACCACCCACAACATCACCGGGAATTAGGAAGTCAGCAGCCTCTGCTGCACCTCTTGTCAGTTCTGCAATAACAGCTCTACTAAATTGCTGAGTTGATTCAGACCGGATTTTGCCCAGAACACCGCTAAGAAGCTCACCAACACTCTTGTTTGATCCCAGTCCCCGCCCTTCGGTTGCCATTGTTGCAGCAGCCACACCAGCCAATCCAAGATCACTGTTTTTGTATTCAGCACCATATCCAGTCCCAAGTGTGGCTGGCATGGGTAGTACAATGGTTTCTAAGGACGAATGATCTGGAGTTGCTTTATTCAGACGAAATTGGGCATCCTTAAACACGCGGATCATCATCCAATGCTTCTGAGATTCAATGTCTTCTGGGAATTTTGTTAACTGTCCTGCCCCACGAGACCGAGTGACCAATGAATCCATAGGTCCGGGTGAGAATGCAACCTCTGAACGAGATGGTAAAATATCGTTTAAATCTTGCGTCATTCGTATAAATATCCTTGTATTTGTTACAACTATTTATATTGGAAAAATGGGATGGTAAAATCTTTTTATGAGTTTATTTCGGAGCGTAATTACAAGCTGGAGTACCAGAATTACCAAGGCAGACCAGAGCAGATTAAGCGTCGTTCCTCAAGAAATAAGGCGCGTAGAGCTATGGGTGACAAGTCAGTTAGTGGTATGGATGTTGGTCATAAAGACAACAATCCATTGAACAACGACACCAAGAACCTACGCAATGAACACCCATCGAAGAACAGAAGAGAGCCAAGGTTACGGGAAAATAGCCTAGAAACCTTTATCGAACGTGTCGAAAAGGGTGGAGAAACCTTTTCTGGTTTTAGTAAACCAAAATCCACACCAAACCATCCAAAAAAATCACATGCTGTTGTGGTGAAGGATGGTTCGAAGGAAAAGCTCATCCGTTTTGGCCAGAAAGGGGCAAAAGGATCACCAGATGGTTCAAAAAGGAATAAGGCATTCAAAGCAAGACATGCCAAGAATATATCTAAGGGTAAAACAAGTGCCGCCTATTGGGCCAATAAAGTTAAGTGGTAAAATGGCTAGAAAGTATCACAAAGGTCTATTCAAACCCAAGAAACCAGAGAAATACATGGGTGATCACACCAATATTGTGTATAGGTCGTCTTGGGAACTGAAATACATGAAATGGCTGGACCACAGTTCTTCAGTCATTCAATGGCAATCAGAAGAGTTTTGTATCCCCTATACCCATCCAGTAGATGGAAGAAGGCACAGATATTTTCCCGATTTCTTCGTAGTTATGAAAAATAAGCAGGGAGCTATTGAGGAACTTGTGGTGGAAATCAAACCCAAGAAGCAATCAGAGCCACCCAAAGCACAGAAAAGACAGACTAGACGATACATCAACGAGGTAATAACGTATGCAACCAATCAGTATAAATGGGATGCTGCGAAGAGATATTGTGATGAACGAGGGTATAAATTTGTTGTTCTAACCGAAAATGAACTCAAGATTTGAGTATAAATAGTAGCAGAACAACGGAGATGAATATTGGCTAACGTATACATATTTGATGACATTTTGACGAAGGGTATTCGTTCTGGACAAATGCCGGGACGTTCCCAAGAAGCACGTGACTGGTATCGTAAACAGTCTCGTAACTTCAAACAGGCTTGGTACCATTCAACACCGACCAAACTCATGTCTACTGAGGAAAAGTTACAACCTGTTACTGGCCTTGAACCCGGAAGAATGTACATGTTTTTCTATGATCCTAAGCATAAAAAGACACTACCATACTATGACACATTCCCTTTGATCTTCCCATTCAGGACTGTCGATGGTGGTTTCTATGGTCTCAACATGCATTATCTACAGCCACAGCTAAGAGCAAAGTTGATGGATGGTCTATACAATTACACAAACAATTCAAAGATGGATCAGACAACTAAACTCACATTGTCATACAAAATACTAAAAGGTGCGGCAAACACGCGATGGTTTAAGCCATGTGTCAAGCATTATCTCAACCCACATGTGAAGTCTAGATTTCTAGCAATCGATGCTGCTGAGTGGGATATAGCACTTTTCTTGCCAGTAGAGCGTTTCGAGAAGGCTTCTAAGAACAAGGTGTGGGCAGACTCAAGAAAGGTTATTCAGGGCTAATGTTCAAAGTCAACGAATTCTTAGGTGAAATCAACAAACGTGGGTTTGCCAGAAACAATGCATTCACTGTTGATCTTAGGCTTCCAGAGAAGCTGAACACCACAGATATTGCCCGAAGTCTTAGACTAAGAGCTGACACAACCGACCTTCCCGGAAAGGTTATCCAAACGGCTGATTACAGAACAGATTATGGTCCACAGCGTAAAATTGGTTTCATGGTTGGTTATCTAGATATCAATATCTCATTCATTTTGAGTGAGAACATGCAAGAGAAAGCCATCCTTGAAGAATGGCAATCGAGTGTCGTGAGTGGTGGTTCTTCAAACTTTGAGGTTGGTTATTATCACAACTATGCAACAGATATCACCCTGTCAATGTATAGTGTTGCTAATGATACTGACCCTGTATTCTCTATGACTTTGTTTGAGGCGTATCCAGTCACAGTCAACCCAGTTGGCCTGTCTTGGGAACAGAATGAAGCTGCTAAGATATCAGCTCAGTTTGCGTATCGACATCACAACATGACCGTACTTGGTCAGGTTCTTGAAGGTGAAGCACAGACTTCTATTTTCACAAGGCTCAATCAGTTGGGTATTGGTGGTGGGCTTGGAACCATTGGCGGAATTCTCCTTGGTGATAATGCACGTCTAGCAACAGCAGTTTTTGCCGGTACGACAGTTATTGGTAGAGTACGAGATATTTTTAATATATAATAAGAGGTAATTATGTCACTTCCAAAGTTAACCACACCTGAATTTGAAACTGCTCTCCCATCAACTGGGGAGAAGATCATCTATCGCCCATTCCTTGTCAAGGAGGAAAAGGTTCTTCTGATCGCTCTTGAGAGTGGTGAGTCTAAAGACATCGTTAGAGCTGTTGAAAACATCATCAACGCTTGTATTGTTCACCCTGAAACCCTTGAAGCAAACAAACTACCATTCTTCGATCTGGAATACCTCTTCCTCAACATTAGAGCCAAGTCAGTTAGTGAAATCATCACAGTTCACGTCAAGCATAGTGAAGAGAATGCAGCATGTGATCACGTTGAGAAGTTTGAAATCAACATTGAGAATATCACAGTTGGTGATAAGAAGCAAGACAATGTTATCATGATCACGGACACTGTTGGTATTGAAATGGCCTACCCAACCATCGCCACAGCCCAGCAGTTTGCTGAGCTTAAGACCAGCTCTGATGTTATCGATGCTCTTTCAGCTTGTATCGTTTCAGTATTTGATGGTGATGAGGTGCACAATGACTACAGTGCCACTGAATTGCAGGAATGGATTGGTACCTTCAGTGCTGCACAGATGCAGAACCTTAATTCGTTCTTTGAGTCCATGCCATCGATCTCATACGATATCGAATGGACGTGTGAGAAATGCGGAGTCCAAGAAAAAACGGAGCTTAGAGGTCTCCTAAGTTTTTTTATGTAGCCCTTGGGCATGAGACACTAGCCAATCTGTATCAGACAAACTTTGCACTGGTACAACATCACAAATACTCACTTGATGAGCTTGAGAATATGATACCATTTGAACGTGAGATTTATGTACAACTGCTAATAGATTATCTTCGAAAAGAAGAAGAAAGACACAGAGAATAATGGCAAGCCTACCCGTAGTATCAACATCTAATGAAGTCGAACGTATGTCTTTGCAGATGCAAGCTGGCATGGAACTGGAGCTTGAGTTGCTTCAGAAAATCCATGAGGGAATGCAGCGAGCAGGTGAGATGCTTATGATCGTGCAAGAACGTATGCTGTTCAACATTGGTGAAGATATTTATCGTGGTAGAGTTGAGCATAAGAATGATATTGCAGAGCGTGGTATTCTGATTGATATTAGAGATGGTCTTATCACATTCCGGCAGGTGATGAACAATGATCTTCTGAACCTTCACAAGATGCTAGAGAAGATATTCTTTATTGAGAAGAAACAGGAGAAGAACGATCAAAGTCAGCTTAATCTGTTTGAAGATAGTGTTAATATTGATAAGGACCGCATCCTAACTGAGCGTGAAAAAGAAGAGGAAATCCAAAAAAGCAAGCAGACACAAACCAATAAAAAAGGTGGACTATTGGAGAAGCTTCCAATGATCGGCGTACTTAAGGTTTTATTTGGTGGTGTTGCCCTTGCAGCTCTTGGCCTTCTGTCTCTTGCCGAAGGCATGACAAGAAATGTTGAGAAGGCAAGACAAAGTATTTCAGACTTCATGAACCTTGACACCTTCCGGGACTTCCTATTACGTGGAGCACCGATTAAGGTTCTGAAGTTAATGTCCACAGTATTTGGTGCCATTACAAAACAGGTAGCTGTGTGGACAGGGGTGTTATCAAAAATGCGACCAATGATACAATCTGTCACTGCTATTGTGCAAAAGGTATCTGGTTTCATTAGTAAGAGTGGACCGCTGTTAAAACTGCTAGGACCAATTGTGAGTATGTTTACCCGAATTGGAGCGGTGCTGTTGAGGTTCAATCCATATGCTCTTGCACTCTTTGCCGCCATTGATTTCTTTAGAGGTTCTATGGATGAATTTGCTAAGGGCAATATATTCACCGGCATTCTTAAAGGTATTCTTGAAGTGTATCGTGGTCTTGTCACAAAACCACTTGATCTTATAAAAGATTTGCTTGCATTTGTGATTGCTTCCTTCTGGCCAGAAGCAGCAGAATGGTTAAGATCATGGACTTTCACCGGCATGTTTAATAAGCTGGTAGAGGGTATTAAAGATTTGTTTGGTACCATCATCCAGAAGATCAAAGATTTCGTTGCATCATTCAGCCCAGTCGATTGGGTGAAGAAAAAGTTTGCTGATAGAGAAAATATTGATCCAGCGGATATGGAAATATTACGTAAAGGAGGTAGGAAAGGTTACAAGGATTTCATTAAGAGTAGACAAAGAACTCAAGCTGAGAGTAGACAAAGAACTCAAGCTGAGATTGCTGAAGTTGAAAAAAGGCGTGAAGACTTCCAAGCCAACCGATTAATCACTCCCGGTTCATCACTTGATACCAGTCAACCTGCTATGGGTTCGTTGATGTATAACCCACCAGAAACAAGACAGGGTTCTGCAATCGATAAGGCGTCTGTTGATATTAGTAATAAGAATAATCAGACTGCATCCATTCAAACGAATAGTATTGACACATCTAAGAAAATGGTCAACAGCAACAACGTGAATGTGAGACGAACCAGTGTATCTCTCCCACCTGTTGAACCATCATTCGATAACTACCAGAAGGCTCTAGTATAAAAAAGGGGACGCGGAAAGGAATAACGCGCCCCCTTTACTATGTTGGAAGGAAAACTCAAAAACCCCCCAATATAATGTTGGTGATGGAATATGCTAAAACATCACCAACATTAACTCTTTAGTCGTCTTCGTTCATAAGAGCTGCAAACGACTTAAGATCATC